CAAAAGATTAGAGCGTCTTGAACGAATCGCCCATAATCCTAAAGGATCAGATGCAGACCGACTTAAATATTACTCTGAAATAGAAAAAGAAGAAAATAGAAAAGAAAAAATCGGCGGAAGAAGTTTGCTTCTAAAAGGAAAAAGAGGAGTGGTTACCAAAACCGTTGAAAAAAAGAATGCCACTCAAAGTGTTACGGATCGAAAATTAAAGCCGAAAGCACGAGAAGAAAAAGAAGAAGCATCAAATAGATACAAAGCCGGAGAGGTTCGCCAGACTCCAAGTGGATGGGGAGCAAAATCCCTACGAGATGTTGTGGCATATTTTGCTAATAAAGATGATGCTCGTCGTTGGTCACAATCCACCAGAGAAAAATAACGGAAAGTTCCAACACATTAGTTTCATAAATAGATGGATAGAAGGCAATGCGATCATTGTCGTATTTAAAAAAACCTAACAGGAGATATTAACATGGCATTTACAGCAGGATCAGTGGAACTCGCAAGAGCAACACGACTCGGACAGAAACTCGTTAATTACAATAACGCATTTACCATTTCAGGCACAAGAGATCAAGGTCTCATCCAGAAATTTTGTCGCAATGGTAGATTCACAGCAACCGGATTGACTTCGGGTAATGGATTTCCCCCACCAGGCAGTGTATTCACTACAGGAACAACACTCGGTGTTGTTTACAAAACAGCCAATCCAGACACAGGTCTTATTCTTGGTGGTGGATCAGCCCTCTTTGGAACTACGGCTTCTATCAACATGATTAATGGAACGGTATCCTAACACATGACAGATTCTGATTTTGATTTTGGCTTCACGGCTGTAGACTCAGATGAGTTAGGACAACTTGTTGCTCCTCTCGTTTCGTCTGCTCCTGTTGTCTCTGCAATATCAGAAGAAACTATTACGGTTATCACAAAGAAGATTACTGATTTGTCAACGCAGATCGCCGCTTTAAAACCGGCATCTGCCTTGCAAATCGGAAGAGTTGAAGAGAAGTTGGATCGTATTCTTGGAATGGAATTGCAAGAGTTGAATTCCGTCATAGCCGAGCAGGGAAACTCGTTGGGTGCTGTTTTGAATGAAGTGGAAGAACGCACAACGGCAATGCAAGAAGAATGCAAGACGAAGATGCTTGAAGTTGAGAAACTTATTCTTCCCTTGTTACAGAATCTTATGAAGAATCCAGAGAAGGAATACATTCACTGGCCGGCTCGAACAACAAAGATTCAAGCGCAGATTGATAAAATCACAGCAAAGACTAGAAGTTACGGAGTGTAAATCATGGCAATGCAAGGAAGAGTAGCATCTGGAGCATCTGGTCAACAAAAAGTTGCAAATTATTTTAAGAGCAAATACAACGCCACTATTATTTCTGTTGCTACACCTGGTTCAAATACCACAGATATAGTTTTAACAATCAAAAATAAGAAATATCATGTTGAAGTCAAGGGTGCAGAAAGTCTTCTTAACGAGGTTTATGTTTTTGATGTAAGTTCATCTCGTTCTAATACAAATTTTGATTTTTTGAACGAATTGGCTAGATCGATGTTGGTTGCGTCTGGTAAAAAATTACCAAAGGGAAAAAATGTTGGAAAAGATTTTCTTTATGGAATAGATCTGTACAGAGTAGAAACTGGTGACACAACAGTTGGATTTCCATTAGATGAAGGCGTTACTTCTAGAGGCGGAAAAACTCCTCCATACTACAAATCAACTAATTCTAGAGTATTAGCCACAACACACAAAATATTGATGAAACACTTTATAGAAAAAGAAGATCAGTTTTTCACAATAGTTTCAGGAAAAACCATATATGCATGGTACACAGGAAAAGGAACATCACCAATACCACAAATCAAGAAATTGGGCAGTAAAGATATAAAATCATCAAATATTACTTCGGGTGGAGTGGAATATTATAGAAAAGATATTCCAGAAAAAGGAATAAAGGCAGGAGATCTTCGAGGTGTTCTTCGTACCGCTTTGAAAGTGAGATTTAATCTTGGAGCAGCACTAAAATGAAATCATTTAAATCAATTCGTGAATCCGGCGACCTTTCAATTCTTGAATCATTTGTATCCTCGCTTGCCATTCTTTCTGAAGACAAAATTGTTATTGATATGCCAAATGTGGATCGAGAAGACATTATTGACTATCTTGAAGAGAATGGTGTTGACTACACAGAAAAAGATGGTACGATCTACATTAATGATCCTGTAGAAGAAGCAGAAATCAGCATTGCCGAAAAGGAACTTGATGAAGAGTTTGATATTGAGTTTCAACTAGATGAAGCATCGGCAAAAAGAAAGATTGTGGTTCGCAAGGGAAAGAAGAGAATTATCTTTAAGTGTGCGCCAGGAATGATGAAGCGTGGACCAAGAGTTTGTGTTCGTCGTCCTGCTGCAAGTTTAAGAAAATTGAAATTTACTTCTAGACGTTCTGCCCGAAAATCTAAATCAAAGAAAAACACAGCAAAACGAAAGCGCAACATTTCTCTTCGTAAGCGATTAACATTTGGATTGCGTGCTCGTAAAAAGAAACGATAGGATTCTTTTATATTATGATCAAAACTTCAAGCAAACCTAATGGTGGAGAAATCATTATAGAACATGGGCGAGATACTGCTCATGTAGATTTCACCATAACTAATCAAGGTTCTCCTGTTTTGTGTTTGACTTGTAAAACAAAACAAGGAAACACAAAACTAACTGAAAACATTGTTGGCGCATTGGTAGAAAAATATTCTCCATTTGTTATGGTGTTAGAAACACCGATGAAAGAACTTAAATATGTTGGCAAGTTTCAGTCTCTCTTGCGCTGTGGCTCTTTATTCATCAATAACAGAGAACATCGAGAGTTCTTTGACAAACTAATCACCACAGCAGAAGCAATAGATTCATGGACATTCGTCAACAAGAAAGAATCATCTATAGATTTTTATAAGAGACATACTATTTTTAAGATGATTCGAGAAAACACAACACCGTTTGAATTCTTGAGCATTAAAGAAGAATGTGATTATAGTGCAAGGGAAAGATGCAGTAAAGGATTCCGAGAAGTGGTGCAAGTCGCAAAGTCTTCTTTGGAAAATTGTCATCAACATAAAACTTGTTTAGAGTCTGTTGTGAAATATTTAGAGAAGACAGGCGAAGATGAATTTAGAAACTCCTACGATACAACTAACGGTATGAAAAAATGCGTAACAGAATTGATTGTTCCTTCTATTATATGGCTTGGAGAATCACATTCCTTTGTGCAATCACTAGTAAAAACATTTGATGCAGAAGCAACAAAATACTACGAAGAGTCCAACGAGTTTTTGAAAGCGTTTGAGATATCACTAAAAGAGATATCGGTAGATAAAAGTAATCAGAACTCTCGATAAGATCTACATTTCTATCTACATACTCTACAAACATACAAGGGAGATATTTTATGAATTCAAGTCGTGCCGTGCTTCCAACTCAATTTCAATCATTCATTCACTTATCAAGATATTCCAGATGGTTACACGAAGAAAATCGTAGAGAATCATGGACTGAAACTGTTAGTCGATATTTTGATTTCTTTGAATCGCATTTAAAAGAAAACACAAAGTTCTCTTTGACCAAGGCTCTTCGAGCCGAATTAGAATCGGCTATTTTAAATCTTGAAGTTATGCCATCCATGCGCTGTTTGATGACAGCAGGAGAAGCACTCACAAAATCAAATATTGCAGGATACAACTGTGCATACACTACAGTGAATCGTGTGCGAGCATTTGATGAGATTCTATATGTTCTGATGTGTTTAGATCCTAATACGGAAGTGGTCACACTTAACGGCAATAAGAGGATATGTAATATTGATCCAAATGCAGATATGTTATTGACATATAACGAAAAAACACAAGATTATGAATACGAACAACCTATAGAAGTTATTGAGGTAAGAACTGGTTCGCAAGAACCTATGGTAAAACTTACATTTGATGATGGAACGATTCTTGTGTGTACATCAGATCATAAAATTCTTACAAAAAACAGAGGGTGGATAGAAGCACAGCACTTGTCGGAGGTGGATGATTTGGAAATCGGGAATAGTATACATAATACTATACCAGTCCCATTCATTAACAACTTGGGGAATAACGATGAGAGTTTATATAATAGAAAATATGATAAATCATAAAAAATATATTGGTTGTACCATTAAACCTATAGAGAATAGATTTGCAGAACATATACTTATTGCAACAACTAATAAGAGAAATAAGGGATTTAGTTATTTGCATAGTGCTATAATAAAATATGGAAAGGAAAACTTTAATATTTCTCTATTAGAAGAATGCGCTACCTTGCAAGAAATGTATAACAAAGAAATTAAATGTATAGAAAAATATAAAACTTTTGGAGAAGGTGGATATAATCTCACTATTGGTGGGGAAGGTGGGGCTGGAAGAATAGTTTCAAAAGAGACAAGAAAAAAACAAAGTATAATCGCTAAAACTAGAAAATTTAGTACAGAGACACGAAAAAAAATGTCCATGAGCAGAACAGGTGTAGTTTTTTCAAAAGAGACACGAAAAAAAATGTCCATGAGTCAACTTGGAGAAAAAAACCACAGATACGGAAAACTACACACAGAAGAAGAAAAAAATCACATATCCAATATAATGATGGGTAATAAAAATCACTTCTTTGGAAAGAAACATTCCGAAGAAACAAAGAAGATCATATCAGAGAAAAAAATTGGTGCTTTTGTTGGTGGAAATAATCCCGCTGCCAAAACTTGTATATACGGTAAAAAAATATATGCAACAGGAAAAGAGTTACGAGAAGTAGAAAATATCAAACTTGGAAAATTTTATTCATTATTGAAGAACGGAAATATAACTTATGCGAATGACTAAACGAGATCAAATAACACCAACAGAAAATCTTTATGATATTAAGATGGAGCATAATCATAATTTTATTCTTGCAAATGGACTCGTAGTTCATAATTGTGGAACTGGGGTGGGGTTCAGTATAGAACGCCAATATGTGGAACGACTTCCAACAATTGCAGAAGAGTTTTCTCAAAGCAATACTACTATCATTGTTGAAGATTCAAAAGGTGGATGGGCAAAGTCCTACAAAGAATTGATTTCACTTCTCATTGGTGGACAAATTCCAAAGTGGGATTTGAGTAAACTTCGTCCAGCGGGTGCAAGACTAAAAACATTTGGTGGTCGTGCAAGTGGTCCTGCTCCACTCGATGAACTATTTCGTTTCACAACGGATTCTTTTAAACGAGCAGCAGGACGAAAATTAACTTCAATTGAGTGTCATGATATTGTTTGCAAAATTGCAGAAGTAGTTGTGGTTGGTGGAGTTCGACGATCTGCTTTAATTTCTTTATCCAATCTCACAGACGAAAAGATGCGAGATGCCAAGACAGGTGCATGGTGGAATGAGAATCCACAACGAGCCTTATCAAATAATTCTATTGCATATAAAGAAAAACCAGAGATGGGTGTGTTTATGGAAGAATGGATTTCTCTCTACAAATCCAAGAGTGGAGAACGAGGCATCTTCAATAGAGAGGCTGCGAAGAAGACTGTTGAGAAACTTGGAGATCGGCGTGATCCAAATTATGATTGGGGATGCAATCCATGTTGTTTACCAGGAAATGTTTTAGTTGAAACTAACCTTGGACAAATTCCTATATCCGAAATTGTAAACGATCCGGAAGGATTCTTTGTACTTACACATAACCACGAAACAGACCAAAAAGAATATACAGAAATTATTGATGCGGCAATGACCAGACCCAATGCCAACCTTCTTCAATTGGATATTATTGATGATTCTGGTAATCTTGTATCATTGAAATTGACACCAGATCATCGAGTATGGACAGAAAATCGGGGGTATGTGGAAGCCCAAAACCTTAATGAAGATGATGAAGTTATAATTTCTTCTAATTATATATATAGAGCAGGGATTACCTCCGAAGAAACTCTATATGAAACCAAAATCAATACAACAAATAATGAAATGGTACAAGGAAGTTCAAACAAAGAACCACACAGTAAACCAATTAAAGATACCAAGTGAACGCCAAGTATGGATGCAAAACAATCCGTTGTCTCCAAAATTGAAAAGTGTGTTATTTAAATATTATCATGACGGAAATGGTTTCAAAAGTATAGCAAAAGAACTAGGACTGAGTTACACTAAAATTCGTGTGTTATTGATTGTGTGGTTGGATTTAGATTATAGAAAGGGTATGTCTGTAATTACTAAACGACTGAAAGAAAGAAGAAGAGACAATGCCACGGGTTCAAAAAGTAATTTTTATAACTGGGTGGAAAAATATCCAGAAAGAGCAAAGAAACAAACAAAATCTATTCAAGGATGGTATATAAAAAAGAATGGGGAAAAGGTATGGTTGAGAAGTTCTTTAGAATACATTTATGCGAAATGGTTAGATAAAACGGATTGCGATTGGATCACAGAAGAACGAACTTTAAAATGGAATGACGAAACTTATAGACCAGATTTTTTTGTCTATAAAGATGGAAAATTGATGGAAATAGTAGAAGTAAAGGGAAATTATTTTGATAATGTTGATAAACGATCTAAAAAGGCTATATTGATTGCAAAAAACAACAATATTCCCTTGAAACTGGTGATGGATATTAAGCCTTATATTGAAGAAGAAAGTAACTACACAAAGGAATTACAAAAATGGAAAGATCTACAAAAACAATTCACGGAAAAATAAAAGCAATTAAGATCCTTACATCAAAGGAGGATACTTATGATATCCAAACAGCCAATGGTAATTTCTTTGCCAATGGCGTGTTGGTTCATAATTCAGAAATTTTACTGAGAGATCGTGAGTTTTGCAATCTTTCTGAAGTAGTTGTTCGTGCAACGGATACTGAAGAAACTCTAATGAGAAAGATTCGTATTGCTACAATTCTTGGAACATTCCAAGCATCTCTTACAAATTTTCCCTATCTTTCAAGTGAATGGAAAAAGAATTGCGAAGAAGAAGCCCTCCTTGGAGTTTCTCTTACAGGAATTCTTGACAATAAGATATTGAGTAAAGTTTCTGTTGATACAAAGGCTCTTCTTACTCGTCTTCGTGAATCTGCAATTCTAGTAAACAAAGAGTTTGCAAAGCGGTTAGGCATCAATCCAGCAGCAGCAATTACTTGCACAAAACCCAGTGGAACAGTTTCTACATTAGTGGATTCGGCAAGTGGTATTCATCCTCGACACGCAGAGTATTACATTAGAACGGTGAGAGCAGATCGTAAAGATCCTTTGTGTCAACTAATGATTGATAAAGGATTTCCATACGAACAGTGTGTCACAAAGCCAGATTCTGTTACAGTATTTTCTTTTCCGATGCGAGCGGTTGGATCGGTTACTAGAAAAGATGTAAGTGCAATCGAGCATTTGGAATTGTGGTTAATGTATCAGCAATATTGGACAGAACACAAACCATCCATTACTGTGAGTGTTCGAGAACACGAATGGCTTGAGGTAGGTGCTTGGGTCTATAAAAACTTTGATGAAATTTCGGGAATTAGTTTTCTTCCATTCTCTGATCACACATATCGTCAGGCTCCATTTCAAGATTGCACGCAGGAAGAATACGAAGCATTGGTCGCTCGCATTCCTGTGAATGTGGATTGGAGTGAACTTCAAAAGTATGAGAAAACAGACAATACCACAGGTTCTCAAGAATTTGCTTGTGGTGGTGGATCATGTGAAATTGTAGATATTGTAAAATAATTCTGCGAATATTTCAATCCGAAGTCGATTCGGAATATAAATAATAGCATGAAGAGAAATGTTGTTCTCACTCTTCTGTTAGTGGTTGCACTCGTCTGCATTCCAGCCTGTGTCAGGGGGATACCCTCCTCACTTCCTGCACCACCCATAGCATCAACACAGACCCTCCCACAACCCTTTCTCCGGGGTTTCTCTCCAATCCTTGATTCGGAAGAGACGGGAGTTGGTTGTTTAATGACAGAACAGCACGAATTGATTGGAAGTGCTGTTCTTATCACTAAAACGCACATTCTGACTGCGGGACATTGTTTCGATGAAACTCATGCTTATTGGTTCGTCACCAATGGCAAAGAATATAAAATTTGCAAGCAAATAATGCATCCATTTTTTAAATTGGCAGGTATTATATTTAATGATTTAGCAATAGGAGTCTTGGAAACAGAGTGTGCAGAAACTCCTTTGACTATTCCAACACAACCTGTATTTTTCTTTCAAGGAATGCAACTAAAGGCAATTGGATATGGAGGAGGAATACGAAAACAAAGTGATCCAGGAACTATTTGGTACTACGGAACTCTTGAAGAAGAACCTATCAGTTTTAAAATGATTCCTACACAAGGAACTATTTGGTTTGGAGATTCTGGTGGAGCAATAGTAGATTCTTCGGGAACTCTTGTAGGCATTATCTCATCAATGAAAAGACATAGATCAGTTCTTTTTGAAAACTCTGCAATTCGTGTTGATAGATTTTTGCCGTGGATTGCACAAGTCATATCAGAGACACCACAATGAAACTGAATAAAATACAGCAAGTACTTGTTGCTGTGTTTAGTTTTTGTGTTGGAATTATCTTGGCACGGGCTTGCGGCTTCTGATTTCAAATTTTGGAATGGATCAATCTTGTTGTGGAAGAAACTTCATTAGAGTCGTGATATATTATGGAGAGTTCTTCTTACGAAGACGAGTGGCTTTGTGTGATTCAGACATCTTTTTTCGTGTCTCTTCCGAATGGACTTTTCCTCTAAGTGATTCGGTGATTTTCTTTCTGGTTTCATCAGAAATCCCCCTAACTTTAGCAGCGGCGGACATCTTCTTTCGGGTCTCTTCTGAAATCACTTTGCCCGTATGAGTTTCTGATACTATCCTTCTCATCTCTTCAGAAACCACACACCCCATCACAAACCAACCACTATTGATAGGGGCTTGTGCAGCGGTGGACATCTTCTTTAGGGTTTCTTCTGTCGGTTTATACCCTTTACGAGACTCTCTCCATTTGTTTATAGTTTCTTCGGAACGAGGATGTTCTCTCATTAGTTCCTTGCGGGTTTCAGACATTCGCTGCTTGGTAATATCAGACACCCTCTTGGCAGAGCCCCCACCCGATGTAAGGTTGTAGCCACCTAATCCGTAGTCTGTGAAGGTCTTCCATTCCGCTATTAACTTCGGCTCCATGACATTAAGGGTATATTCCTTATCATCACTTTCGAAGAGGGGTTCTATAGTAAAAGCCTCGACCCCATGCTTATGCATGGCATCGTTTAGGGCAATGCATCCACCCTTATTTGCCTTACCACATTGTAGATGTTGTTTCCATCTCATCTTGATGGTTCTGTGGGTGTAACCCACATAGCAAGGGAAACCGTTCTGACGGATGAGATAAATATATGCGGTCATTCGGAAATTATCCTTTCGATGATTAGCCTAGTGGGGCGGAATACTCCACTAGGCACTTCTATTTATAAGATTGCGACTCACAGCATCGAACTCATAACATCTATGTGAAGTTTCTTACAAATGAAATAAGAGTCAACAATATCACTTACAGGATTCCCAACATCACGCTTATCTGGTGTGATTAGAGCACGAAGGTCGATTCCCGTATCTTTGACGAAGGCTTCGTGCATCGAATTTTTATCACTATTTCCCCGTCCACTGGATATTTTTTTAATCTCTGTTGGTGGATATATTGTGAATGGGATGCCCTCTGAATAAATCTTATACTTAAGGATTCCCAGGTTTTCTGCCAAATTGAATATTTTTCCTGTTGCGGAGTATGCGTAACCTTCTATAGCAATCTGATGACATTCCTTTAATCGGCTAATTCCCCAATCTGCGATTGAGGAAAATCTCTCTATATCAGCAGCCCACTCAGAGAATAGTTCACCATACACATTTCCTATAAATGGTCGAGCATATTTCTTGGTGTCGGTAAGAAAATGGAAGTTGCATTCTTTAAACGAAAATTTACCCCCACCTTCAAAAATACAAAGGCATGGCGAGCAAATTGAGTAATCAACCCCAGCCAAGATATAATGAGATATTTTCATATATTTATCTAGTTGTATTGATTTGCCTATCACTTAGGCGTTGTTTGAATGGTTTCTATTTCTTCTTAATGCCTTTCACAAACGCATTCTTATCATATGGTTGGGAGATGTCTATGACTTGTTTTGAAAACGAGTGCCATCCCTTTTCCTTTGCAAGTTTAATGATCTTGTCCAAATCTGCTATGCTTTTGCCTTGCGTATAAAGAACAACATCATCAAGTGCATCTGTTGATCCCTTTGGTCTTCCCCACAAAATATATTCCTTGGCTTCGCTAATGTGTTGTGCAAATGTTTTCATTTAAGATTCCTTTTTTCTAGCAATACTGCAAAGTCTTTTACCTTTGTTCCGCCGTTATATGCCCAAGCATATCCTTCATCTACTAAGCGAGAATTCAAAGTCTTTTCATCTAATCCTGTAAACACACCAAGAATTCTTCCGTACTTATCATCCTTGGTTGTTTGCAAACGAAATGGAGTATTCTTGGTAAACCATTGTGTAATGTATTCTTTTGCTTCAATGCCTAGTTTCTTTTCTGCTAAATCCTTTGTCGCAGATTCAGGAGTATCAATGCCCAACAGTCTTACTCGTTCCTTTTTTGTGGTATTAAAACCAAGATCAATAAGAACATCGACAGTATCACCGTCAACAATCTTTACAAGAGTAGAGGAGTATTCATACATTTTTTCGTTTCCTCTTTGGAGCATCGACGAACCCGTCTTGATTGTCGTCTCGTTCTTGATTCTTAAAATAAAAGAAATAGAATGCTACTCCTCCTACCAGCATCATATAAAATAGAATAGCATACCAATTGATTTTTGACATTGTAACCACAGTTCCTTTTTTCAAAGTAATGTCTGCTGATTCTTCCAATCGAACAGTTGCAGAATCCTTGATGACGAGAAAGGTATTAGGAGGCAATACCACTTTTGTGTTTTTGGGAAGTTGAACTTCTTTTCCGTTCACAGTGGTTGTAGTTGATTGCGATAGAGTTGCTTCTACAAGCGGTTTGTCTTCTGCTTCTGTTTGAACGTGCGATCCTCGCTCTAAAGTTCCTAACACTCCTGATGATACAGCAACTTCTGTATCATGTGTCAATACATTTGGAGTTTGATTAGTAAGACTCGGCATACTAATCGAGGGCGAGCAACCAACACACAACATTACAAATAGGGGAATAATCAATCGCATAATATTCTTTCTTTAGAGAAGTTATTTCTTGCTTGTCTTTTTTGCTTTCTTTGCCTTTGGTTTTCTTAACTTAATCTTTGTTTTGTGGGATTGCAAACGAGTAATAATTTCTGCGTTCTTGGTTACAGAAGCACTGGGACCATATAATCTTCCACCAGCAGTCTTGATCCAATTCCATACTTTGATTGCTATTGATTTAATTTTTGTAATGATGTTTTGCATTTGTGCCTTTATGATTTGTTAGATGCCGCTGCCGAACCAAAATAAAATCCAATAATTGAAAGAAGAATCTGTCGGTTCTCTGAAGTATAGAGATATCCATTCACAGTCTGAAATAGTTTTTCTGTGTTGGATGGAATCAATCCAAATAAAAATTCTGGAGATGTATGATCAACTTCCACAATGGTTGGAATTCCCCAAAACGGTAACACAAAGGGAGCAAGAATTGTTCCAAACAAAACAGCCAAAACAATGATTTGCCTTACACCTTTACCCGCATCAATTGGAACTCGTCTAACCGCAGCACTCTGTGAGGCTTCGGCTTGTTTTTTAAATGCCATTGCACGCTGAAAGTTCTCTTGTGCGTTCTTTCTATTCTCTGCCATGTGTCGGAAGATGAATCCCGTGGCTGATCCTGCTATTAGAGTAATTAGTTCGGTGGGTATCATACCCATATTTAGGACTTTGGTTTTCTTCGTTTGCGAATATTTGATTTACGAGGCAGAGAAACCGGTGGATCGTCACCAAGACCTGCTATATTTCCTGCCACATTGACAGGTGCTTCTTCACGAACAAATTGTAAAAATGATTTAAGTTTCTTGGTGGTCATTTGTAATCTTTCGCAACACGGTCGCTAGTTCTGTGTCCATCGGAATATTTTGTATATTGAGTCCCTCTATATATCCCCGATCTTCTATGTAATTTAAGTATAGGAGAACAGTTTTTAGAGGTGCGTGTAGTTCTGGTTCTAGTTTGAAAAATAACATTCTAGAAGTCTGATGAATTCCAAAGACATTTCCCAATATCAGCAAATGATTTAATAATAGGATGGGTCTAATGAATCCACTTCGAACATATTTCTTCAGAAGCCTCTTCACATATTTGATTTTCGCCATATCATCATCAAATTCATTGATTCCCATACAATCGGGATTTGTGTAATTTCCCATTGCATAGAGTATGAAGTTGTCTTTAGTTAGAGTCTGAAAATCCATAATAAATAAGATTGATGTGGATCATCCTCTCTTGGTCAATCGATTGACTGCCTTTTCTATTCCTTTTTCTCTTTTTCCTGCTTTGTCGAGAAGTTTAATTCTTTCTGGCATTTCTTGCTTAAGTTTTCTTTTATTCTTCTCTGATGCTCCAAACATTCTTCCAGCCTTCCAATCATTTTTTCTAGCATCATAAGAAGCCTTCTTTACATATCGACCGAGAAGAGATGGTGAAAGTTCATCAATTTGCTCGACATCTTCGGCAACTTCCACTTCATCAATCTGTTCTGTTTCTTCAGAGACTTCTGCATCTGTAGATTCGCCGACATTAGCAGAATCCATAGCAGTCATCAATCGAGCATTAACAACATAGAGAGAATCTGCGTTCAGAGAAACTTCAACACGAAGAAACAAATCTTTTGATCCATCAGGATTGTTTGCTCGTCCGTCCATACGAATTTCCCCTGTAATAGCATCCACACCATCAACTCTACTATATCGTCGAACAGGAACTGTGAAAGTTTCTTCGCCTGTGCGACTCTTCAATGCGTTCCATTCAATGTCCAACAGAGCAATGTTCAAGCGAACACGAATCTTGTTGAATGCTTCGATTGGATCAAGATAGGTTGAACGAGAAATGGAGGAAAGCATGGCATTAAGATTAGCCAATGACTTTTCTCCAGCAACATCCGAAATGGTGTCGTTGGTGCGAGCAGATCGGTTTCCATTTCCTGTGACGATGGCTGAGTATTCGTTTTCGTTTAGTTCTGAACGAATTGATTTAAATCTCTTCATTTGATTCCCTTTCTAATTTTTGTTCGTAATGCTTTAAAATCTTCTGCATCAAGTCGTTTGTTCTTATTTACATCCAACTTCTTCTGTTTTCCAATGAGAGTAGATTCAGAGTATCCCATTGCTTTTCTATTTCCTGCTAATCGCTTTACTCGCATTCCAAAAGCAGATCCTGTTCGATTTAAATCTTTTGTATCTTCTTTGGTTTGCTTATCGTAAGTAGCAATTCCCATAGCATCTTGCTTCTTCTTATCTCCTCTTCTCCATGCACGACCGTGTGAGTATCGCATTCTGTAGAGTTTAGCCTGTCCTGCTTCATCGACTTGCTCGACATCTTCTCCAAGTTTTCTTTCTGCTTGTCCAATCTTTTCACGACGAGCATCACTCTTCTTATGCATTCTATCTCGTATCTTCATACTCAATTTCTTTTCTTTAGGCGTAACAGGATCTCTTTTGCCCATCTCTGCATCTTTCATTTTTCCTTGCAGATGACGAGCATAATAATCACCTTCTTTTTCTAAATTATCTGCGTTCACAGTTGCTGCTGCTTTGTAACGCTTGAGAAGTCCTTTGCTTAATTCATCGACTTGTTCAATTTCTTCTGCAACCTTTGCTGTTCGAAGAGCCTTAAAGTCTTGTGCATCAAGACGCTTATTCTTGTTTACATCTAATTTCTTTTGCTTTGGCGTGAGTACTTCATCCACTTGATCCATAAATCCAAAGAACGATTTTCCTTCTGAGATTGGTGTCCATTCACCATCATGTTCATTATACCACTTCATTGCCCATGCTTCTTCGCATTTATCGCAAGGACAAGTATCAAATTTTCCCTTTGCTTTCTTTTTTGATTCAACCCACAATTTGGTGTTGTTTGGCTTGTGTGACTCAAGAAGTTCTGTGAAATCTTTGTTGAGTTCGAACTCCATAATTGATTCGGCATTTGGCATTTCAAATGATTCATCGGCTTGCTGGTCTCCCATTGTTCGCTTGAATGCATTGAATAGAACAGGATTACCTGTAATTTTCTTTGCCATTGAATCTAACATATCAATCATCAATTCTCTATACACTCCTACTTGACTCATCTGCTTAAAATTCTTCTTTGAAGACAAAGCCCTGCGAGCAACTACAACATCTTTCTTTTTAACCAATCCTGATCGAAGAAGAGTTTTGGTTCTTTCATCA